TGGTAGGTTGTTGGTGAAGGTGACGGCACCGGCTGACGGCCCAGACGGAGGGCATGTGGGGGAGAAGCTGGAAACGCCCGAGCCCCCGCCGCCACCTGAGCCACCGCCGGGAAGAACGATCTGAGCTTGGGCTAAGGCGGCCCAGCAGAGTGCGAGGAGGCAGAGAAGAAGGCGCCGGATCATTGGAAGTCCGCCGAGATTGCGGCCGTATCTGTGCCGGTGGTGTAGGTGTAGGGAGAGGCGGCTGAGGTCACGAGGATTTGGATTCCGGCCGAGTAGGCGACTTGAGATGGAGCTCGGCCGAGGGAGCAGCCTCGGGAGGTAGTGTCGAAGTAACAGAAGTCCAGGACGTTGGCACCGGTGAGAGCGCCGGCTGATGGGGTAGTGGCGGAGTTGTAGGCAACACAGAAGCCTGCGGCTGCGCCGGTGATGCTGGTGCAATTGAAACCGAGGAGATCGCCTGCGGTAGTTTTGACGGAAAGAGCTGAGGCTAGCGCCGAGCTCGAGGCGTGGGAGACGGTAAAGGCGGAGGAGCCACCACCCCCGCCGCCTGAGGTGAGTAGGGTTCCAGCGTTGTTGCATTGAGCGTAAACAAAAAGCCCGGTGGCCACTGTGGGAGGAGAGGCGTTGTAGACGCAGACAATAGGAATGCCTTGGCCACCGGGGAGCCACTGCTGAGCCGAAGCTGGGGCGGGGGCCGCGCCCAGAAGTAAGAGCAGCCCCAGCAACCAGAGTTTCATTCCGCGGCGACCTTTCGTGTGCGAGCGATGGCGGCTTCGAGCTTAGCAGCGAAGTCGACGTTGACGTTGACGTTCATGTTCTTCTTGCCGTAGCCAAAGCGGTCCATGCGATCGGAGGTGATGGCGAGGAGTTCACGGGTGGGGAGGAGTTCGCCCTCGGCGTCCGCGGCGTCGAGTTTGTCAGCGAGTTGCCGCTCGGCCGCGAGCATGTTGCGCGTAGCGAAGACCATCATAGCATCTTGGGACTCGCGCCAGTCTTCGGTAAGAGCATCGCGGTAGCGCGTGACGAGCTCCTGCATCGTGGGGTCGCGGGCGAGGAGACCGAGGCGGCCGATGCTGTAGCCGGTAAGATCAGAAATCTCGCGGAGCTTGAGGCCTGAGGCCATGGCCCGAGCGATGATGTGATGGGATTCGCGGATGGTCTGGAGCGAGGTGCGAGCGACGGGCTTGCGCAGATGCTCAAGATCCGCCTCGGTTAGGGGGCGGACGGAATGGATGCGCGGGGGCAGGTGTCCGTGGGAGTTGCGTTGCTTCTTCACAATCGAGCTCGAAATGGGTTCGGGGGCTTGGGCGGATAGAACACGGGCTTGAGGCAGGGGACGGGAACCAGCATCGGCTCGGGGTTGTGGGTATGGTTGTTGACGGGGCGATAGAACTCGATGAGGGCCTGTTCCATAGCGTCGATGCGGTCGGGATGACAGGGGATAACGCTGACCGAGTCGAAGATCACGCCGCGGATCGGCAGCCAGCGTGGGACTCGACGCCGGGCCAGGGAGCGATGCGCAGCAATACGCGCCAGCGGGCATTTGCTCTGGCCCACGTACACCACCACCCCGTCGCGGGAGAGCAAATAGCACCCCGACCGCAGCATCACCGAAACATCCACCGCCGCGCTCACGCAGACACTCCTCGAATTACACGCACGTAGTGTCCTCTCATCCGCGCGTAAAGTCAAGCACTAATTCCACCACGCCCCTAACTCGAACCTACACCAAACGGAAAATTGAGAGTTTTTGCTGAGAGGGGTATTGGCGCGCGCCGAGGGACAAAATTTTGGCCCCGGGGTGCCGGCGTGGCACGTCCGGGGCCGATGGTCGCGCCCTAGGCGCGAGGATGCTAGGCTTTGATGAATTGATCGAAGGAGACGACGCGAGTGCGGGTGGCAGTTGCGCCGTCAACTAGGGCAAAGAGGATAGGCGCAGAGTCTGCGCCGGTTGCACGGCCGGTTGTGACGATCAGACGCTTGCCGGTTGGGATGACGGCCTTGTCGGTGAGGGCAGCTTCCAACTCTACCTTAGCTTGACGATAGGCAAGGTCGGCCTGTTGCATCTGGTCGGCAAGGGCAGCAATGTCGCGAGGGCATGTGGCGGCGTCGAGGATCGCCCAATCTGGCTTGGTGCGATTGGCCTTGAGCATCTGTGTCGCGGCCTGTTCAGTACGGAATTGGAGTGCGGTTGCCATTGATATGATCCCTAAGTTACAGTTAGCACCAAACGATGCAATCGCGACGGTATAGCGAACGCCACCACACAATGGGGCAAGCAATGTATTTGATGCGCAAAGCGTCATTGCATATCGCATATACTACATAGCGGTTGTCCATTTCGCTTGTGCCTTGTGTTGCGCTGCATGATTGCAACGTAGCAGCAACTTCGCACAAATTTCCGCTGCGGTCAAATCACGAATTGTTACAAAGTTCACGGCGTTCACGGCGGCGTGCGCTGCTAGCAGTGTTGCTCCCTAGGCGCAGCGTGGCGCGAGAGCAACACACGGTGCAAGGTGCGCAGGGCCCGCTAGCCCTAACCTGCGTGCCACGCACCAAACCTTGGAAACCCCGGCCAAACCCTGCCGATTACCCAATGGATTCCCCGGCCATTGGTGGATATCGCGCCGCACGCTGTGTTCCCATCGGTATGCCTGCCCCTGTACCTTTTCTCCCCCTTCGCCTTCCTTCCTCTCTCTCTCTATTTTTTATATATATATAATTTTTAGGAAAGAGAGGAGAGAGGCAGGGAGGGTGGAGGGGGCTAGGTTGCAGGGAACAAGCCAAAGTCTGCGAAATCCACCAATGGCAAGGGTTTCGGCAGGGTTTCCATAGGGTAATCAGCGGAGTTTCCAAGGTCGGAATGGTGGAACTAGGGCGCGTACACTAGCGCACGCTGTGCGATTGTGCAGATTTAATCCTTGCAAATCCCTCGGTTAGGGTGTATACTACAAGGACAATCAAGGGAAGCGTGCCGCGACAGCGGGCCTCGTGTTAGCCACCACGGCACAAGGTACAGCGCAAGCACAGAGAGCACATTAATGGCACACAGGCTTGTGTTTCGGCCTAAGGCAGCGCGGTGGGACAAAGTTCCAGCAAAGCCCAGCTTTGCACTGCCGCAACCGCATGGTGCTGTATCTGCTAAAGCTGTGCAGCATGCCGCACTCTCTCGCCGGGCCAAAGCCCATCCCCCAACTCTAGCACCAGTGCGCTTTGCAGCGAAGCTGACCGAATGCTAGCCCCTAGCCACCCTTCGTCCGCGCCCAGCGCCCGCGAATGCAAGCTCCGTGCCACAGCCTACCAAAATTCCGCCACAATCCCGGCGCAGCATGGTTGGGTCGCCGAAGATGCGGGCTATGATCTGAGCCGATGCGAAAATGCTGGATTATATGCTAATGGCCTCACAAATACGCATAGAGGCTATCTTCGGCGATCCTCTAACTAGGGATCAAGATTATGCCACGTAATTCTACACCACTGCAGACGTGGGGAGCGTCAATAGGTCTCATGAATCGCCGCAGAAACATACACAAACCCCAAGCTGGTTGGGCTCTGAGTTATCTTACTTGGGCAGAAGATATAGAGAGTGATATGACAGCAATAATTCTCGGGGATAATGGGTGTTTCCTCATTCTCTATGGCGACCATCAGACTGCCCTTGATGGCAGATCTCGTGATGAGGCTGTGGCCTATTGGAAAGCGCATCCTGAGTTGTGTGGGTTTACATCAGACAACATCGAGGATTGACGTCATGAACATTCGTGAGCTTGAGAAGTTGTTAAAGGATATACAGGGTTATCTGCGCCATGGCATGGATGACTCAGTGCGGAGGCGGATGGGCGAGGGTATAGACAATGCCATCGCTTACTGCCGCCAACAGCAACGTCGAGCCGCCAAGCGTAAGCTTGAGTTCAGGCTCAGGGCCGATGAACAAAGGGAGTTGCTGAGATGACCCCTAAAGAACGCATCGCTTGGAGATTGCTTAGAGCCAGCAACAAACGCCAAAGACTTATCTATCCCGACCACGTTATGCGTGACACTGTTGCGTTCATGTGTACTTATGTAACGATCTACAATATGTTGCATATACTCAGGAGCTACCGACGAAGATCGAACACTGTCTTTGGAGACATAGCATGAGCGTATACATACAACTGTTCCACGGCAGAAATACCGTTGACGAGGAGCTCAATGATTGGGGTTTTGAAGGGCCAAAATTAGGCCCATTTCCATACGTTCACACAACTTACGGCAGCGATGTGAAGTGGACAGACACCAATGGTGTCGATCAACATGCCAGTCTAATTGACGACATGTTCCCATGGGAAGGCAAGTTTTACGGAGATTGGTCGATTACATCTGATTGAGACTACCCGCCAAATGAGATATAGGATCACTGTGATGCTCAAGCTCCAACAACCTCTCGCTCTCGCCCTCTGCCTTATCACCACAGCACCAGCCGCCGCCAACATCTTGGCGTTCACCCCCAGCGACAATCCCTACCAGCCCGGCACCGCACTGAACGTCGCTTGGTGGCTTGATGCTTGGTTCTGCCCAGAGGGCCTGAGCTTCGCTCCACCACCTGAAATCGATCCCATCATCCCACCTACTGTCCAGATTCCCTGGACCCCACCTACCCCACCACCAACCACGCCAATACCCGAACCCAGCACCTGGGCTATGTTGGCCCTCGGCTTCACCGCTCTCACCGGCCTCGGCTGGCGTAAGCGATTGTCAGCATCGTCCTCCCTTGATTGCTGACCTAACGGGGCGCTAACCTTCCCACAGACCCTAGCGCCCCGTTCAGTGAGCAATCGTGCTCAAGCCGCCCTGTCAAAGACCGTCAGTATGGCGAGGCCCTCCTGTGAGAGCCTGTGACCCCGAGCCGGTAGTACAAGGCACCACCGGGAAAGGAAGTTGGGACCTCATGCCCATCTTAAACATCCCCATCGCAAAAGCGGGCAAAGGCGTCACCTTTGCAGTTGATACCGACGTATTCAACGCCCTCATGGAGGACAACCCTGAGGCCGCAATGCGCATCGTCGAGGAGGGCTTCAAGGCCATCCTGAACTCTCGAATGAGCAAGCTGGCTGCGCCGTCCAAGCTGGAAGGTGCAGAGGCGGAGGCCAACAAAGCTGCGGCTCTCGCCAAGGCCGAGGAAAACCTCAACGACCTCAAGGCCGGCAAGCTCACCAAGAAGACCTCGGCCGCCAAGGCTGCTGGGGTCAACCGCGCTGAATTGACCGAGGCTATTCGCCTCGCCAAGAACGTGGTCAAGAACGAAATCCGCAAGGCGGGCCAGAAGGTTTCACTGGTGGCGGCGAAAGTCATCACCGATGCGGCCAAGGCTCTCGTCGAAAGCAATCCCTCGTTCATCGAGGAAGCCAAGGCGAACCTTGCGGAAGCGGCCAAGGTTGAGCCGAAGATGGACATTATGTCCCTCATTAAGCTCGATCCCAAGCTCGTCGCCAAGGCCGAGGCCGACAAGGCGGAACGCAAAGCCCAACTCTCCGCAAAGCAGGCTTCCAAGCCCGCCAAGCACAAGGGCAAGGTTCCGCCTCGACGTCCGGAAGCCACGGTGTCGGCGGCCCACTAGCGTACCGTGTACCAAGCACCTTACGGCAGCAATGGGGACCACCCACGAAGATTTGAGTGTGTTAGCCGATTGTTAGCAATCTGTTAGCTACTCACTGATCTGGCCCACAACCCTAGGATGCCAACACTACTCGATGCGAGCAATGCGGACGCAATGCTAGGCGATCCCTCCTAGTACCGAACCGCAGGATCGCATCGAGTTCCACTTCCCCAAGCAGGGCGGACATGAGGGCCAGTGCCCTCGAAGCCACCCCGAACCGAAGAAAGCCCAAATCACCATGACCGATATGTCCCAAACCTCGTCATTCCTCGACGAAATCATCCAGGCTCGGCAGGACAGCCGGGAACTCCCACAGGTCCGAGCCGACCTTGCCAAGGCCCAAGGCGAGCTTGGTCTTGCCTACGAGAAGCTCAACCGAGCCTATGCCGGCCAGGACAACCTCGCTGACGAAATCGCAGATCTCCGCCGCCAACTCTCGGAGGCTCAGGCCATCGCCAATGACGCCACCTTTCGCGAAACGGAGGTTCGGCGCAAGCTTGAAGGTGTGGTCGCTGTTCTTAAAGACTCCGTGATCAGCTCCCAGCTTGCAATCGACGAAGTCGACCCGCCGAAGCCTGTGGAGCCTGAACTGGTTGCAGCGCCAGCTGTTGCTAGCAGCCCCGCCACCGACGAATCCTACATCCCTGGTGTCTATCCGTGGAGCAAGCCGCAGGCCGAAGTCACTCACGACATCGGCTTTGTCCACGAAGGCAACAATCCCGACTACCAGCGAGCAATGGACGAATGCAACTCTGCGGCGGAGGCAACCCGTGGCACCGATGGCCCTTTTGCGTCATCGACGGACGGTCAGTCGTCAAGTGCCAACGAAGCCGTTGTGTCAACAACACATGGGAGCGATGCTGCGATCTCGAACAGTGCATCGCAGTCTGACCAACCCTACGCCAACAAGCCCTATTGGTTCAAGCCAGACTCCAAGACTTGGGCCGCTTGGATCGCCGGTGGCGGCGAAAAGGCTCCTTGGGCCTCCGAAAACGACGATCTCACGTTCTAACCTCGAAGGATGGTGGGAGGCAACTCCCACCAACACCTCCATGAACGACCTTTGGACTCTCATCTTCTTTGCCCTTGTCTGGTTCCTTGGCTTCTGGATGGGGCTGCGCTCTGCGAAAGGACTCCCGGTATGAAACTCCCCCATTACCGCAAAATCGGCGGCATTCACTGGCTCGCCATCGGCAATTGGCGCATCTCCTGGTGCTACCGCAACCCCGCTATCGCCCGGCTCAATGCCCTGCGCAAACTCCCCAAAGCCCGGCTCCTGTCCCTCGATGAACACGGCCGGCCCCCGCTTCGGGCCTGGACCCCGGATGAGCACAACACGTTCCTATTCTAACCCCAACCCCAAAGGCATGGCCATGCCCAAATCCACCGACACCTTGGCTGCCTCGGCCGCTCCACCAAACGCCCTTCGCATGTGGACCGATGGCGTTCGCATCTACGTCGAACTTCCTGGTTCACCGGGCAACGACCCCTACATCGTCGCCTATCTCTACTCCGAAGGCGGGCTGAGCAAAGCCCTCAATCTCCTAGGCCAACGTCGCGCCGATTACGACTATCTCGGCACCATTCCCGCTAGCTACCGCAAACGTTGGTCTGGCCGTGGCAGTGCCGCCCCTGTCGGCACCGACGCCCAGTCTGCCTCCGCCGAGGCATACCTGCGGCAGAAAGGAATCATCAAATGACCTACAAATGCTTCGATTGCGGCGAAATCTATTCCGACGAAGACTTCTGCCCCTACTGCCATTCAACCAACCGTGAGCCCTACGAAGGCTAACCCTATGCTCGAACCCCTCCTAGATGAAATCCACGACCGCGGCTATCGTCTCTCCAACCTTTTTCAACTCGACTCCGGCCTGTGGCAAGCAAACCTGCGCTCCGCAACTCACTATACCGATTTCGGCCGTGGCCACACCCCCGAAGCCGCGCTCTCTGAGGCCATCGACGCTATCGGCTGTGCCCACGAGTCCCTCCCCGATCCACCGATCACCACCAACAATCCCTACCAGCGCTCGCTCGAAGCTTTTCGCATCGACGACATCTTAGCAAACCTGCGTTCCCGCGCACCTAACCCCTTCACCCGGAGACTCTAGGCCCATGCCCAAGACCGCCCTCACCCGCGAACTCCTATTCCGTCTCGGCGACACCCTGCGCCAGCATTGTCACAAAACCGAAGATGGATTTGCTACCTACGATGACCCCTGGACCGATGACTTGATCGTCAAGCATGTCGGCAGTGGAGTCACCCGCAGCCATGTCCAGCGCCTACGGGTCGAACTTATCGGCCGCTTCGCCCCAACCACCAACATCCTCAACCAGTATCAACTCAAGGACTACCTCCTTGAACTCACCAAGCGCGTCGACTATCTCCAAGCCAAGTGCGAAGCTCTCGAAACCTGGGCTGCTGCACGCAAGATGGCCCCTTACCACTTCGGTGAAGGCTAATGCCATGCTGGTATCATTCCCTCTACCACGCCGCCCGGCTCCGCCATCGCCTTGTCTTCGGCCATTGGCACCACGACCCATTCATCTACTGGCTCTACTATGGCTGGTGGCTGGGGCCGCCGTGTTAGCCACCTGTCCATTGTCCATTGCACATGCCCACGACTACTGGGCCAACGGAACGAAGGTTCCCGACTGGGTCAAGTCCTCCTGCTGCGGCCAAGCCGACGCCCACGCCCTCGACCCCAGCCAAGTCCAGCACAAAGACGGCTTCTGGTACGTCGACGGCTACCCCGACCCAATCCCCGACGCCCGCGTCCTCCCTTCTCAAGATGGTCACTACTGGATCTTCTACGCCACGACCTCTGGCCCGGTCTATTGCTTCTTTGTGCCAATGGAGTTCTAGCCCATGAAAAAATACGAACGCGTTGCTGGCGTCGTCACCAAAGGCGAAACCTTCGCCAAGCTCAACGAAACCATGATCGAAGTCGAGGAGCTCTGCTCGGTCATGGGCCATCTCCTCGCCACCGAAGATGGCCACAACGACAAACTCCTCGCCACTGGCTGGCGTGGGATCGCCGAACTCATGCACCGCGCGCGTGCGCAGATGGTGAAGCTTGCTTCGGGGAGATTGCAATGAGACCGGAAGATAAATACCCAGAGTCAGGTGAAACCTTCGTCCATATACAACGGAAGCCAGAGCGTTGCTACGGCAATTGCCCGACTATGGAGCATGAATTCACGGGCTGGCGAGAGATCGACGGTGGGCGTGGCGGCGAGCAAGTCTGTAAGCACTGCGGCATGGGCGCAATGGAACACACTTTGAGGACAAGCCATGACCCAGCACGTTGATGAAGTCGCGCGGGAGCTTTGCAAGGCGAACGTCAATGCTTATGGGCTTGATATCCCGCCAGCACTCGCCCGCGCCGCGATGCGCGCCGTCGTGAAGCAGATGCGGGAGCTTTCCAAGCGATGCTGTAGTCCAGCTGACCAGTTATCAATCGGCGACGCTGCTCAAACCATGCTCGACGCCTACGCGAGGGAGGCCGGGATCGATGAGTGACATTCCTGAGAAGGCCGTTAAGGCGGCAGCAGACGCCATTCGCTCCGAGTGTGCAATGAGCCCAGAAGACCCGGATTTCTTCGCGGCCGCTGTATTGGCTCTCGCTGCCGCTCTCCCGCATCTGGCAAGCGCGCAGCCGCAGCCGAATGATGACGTATGGTGGTGGATGAGGGCTTTCGGGCATGCAGCCGACGCCATCGCCGCCCTGCGCGCGGTCCGGTCGCAGAGGAGGGCGGAGAATGAGCGCGTTAACCGACGATCAATTTAGTTATTACGTCCGCGCCCCCGCCGATTTTTTTGCGGAGGAATGCGATTCTCTGCGCGCCCAACTCGCCGCCAAGGACGTGGAGATCGCGAGGCTGCGGGACGAATACCTCTATCTTCGTGAGCTATTTCTGATTGCGCGGCCCTTGCTCAAGAACGTAGGCGACATCCTAGATCAGCGCATCGATGCTGCCCTCAAGGGCCACGCCCAAGCCCCGCGCGATTCTTCCGCCTCCAGCGCGAATTCCCTTGAATAAATCCAAGGTCAGGTGTAGTATACAAGGATAATCACAGGACTCAACCATGACCCACGGAGCCCGATCTTGAGCCTCCCCCAACGTATCGGCGCCTACAACGACTGCTTCGCTATTTTCGAACAAGCCAAGACCTCCGGCGCCCGGGTCATGTTCGACGATTACGCCGACGCCAAGATCTTCACCTTGCGCATGCAACAAGCCCGCGCCCTCCAGCGCGAGGAACACAAGCGCATCTACGAACCCACCTCCCCTCAATGGGGCTATTCCGAATACGACCATCTCATGGTCCGCCATCCCGTCGAAGACACCGACGGCAAATGGTGGGTCTACATCGACCTTGCTGGTTCCAACATCATCGCCGTGGAACCGCTTGGTCAAAAACCCTACGAGGCACCTGATGCTCAATAAGGAAATCCTCGCTGAACTCCTCCAGCGTGCAGCCGGTGAACCCTTTGGCCTGTGGATTACCTGTTCCAACCCCCGCGATCTCTCGCGCCAGATCCACATAGTGCGCGGCGAACTCAATTCCGAGATCGAGATCTGTACCCCCGGCCTCCCCGACACTCTGTTCCTCGTCCAACCCTCCGCGGAGTTGCCGCTGCTATGACCCAGTCCGACTTCCATCGCACTAACCTCAATCTATTCCGCACTGATGTTGACTGGCTCGTCTGCACCTACGGCTACGGCTGGACCGAGAAGGTTCGGGATATTGTTCATGAGCACATCAAGGCCAAGCTTGCGCAAGTCTCATCACCCCCAAACCGGAGCCGGCCCTGATGAATGACATCGACGCCCTCATGGCCCGGGTTGACGAGATCAACCACCGTGACCCGCCCTACACCGACGATGACATCGCCACCATCATCCTCTACCACCGCACCCAACGTGCCCGCCGAGCCGCTGGCGAGAAGCCCATCCGCGCCACCGTCGACGTAAGCAACATCCTCGGCAACCTCCTCAACGCCAGCAAGCCCAAGATCGCCGGCGTTTTCAAAGGAAAGCTCTAACCATGCCCCAAGACCCACTCTACGAACAACTCACCCAACTCTCCGCAGCCTACCTTCGCCTCCGCGCCATCATCCCCGGAGCTTTCGACACACCTACTGCCCCGACCGCCGATCAAATCTGGGACACCACCGAGCGTGCAGCCCGGCGACTCGTGCACGCCGTAGAAGCCTGCAATCATGTAATGGAGCGGCGCTTATGACCGAACGCAATCCCGCCAATTACCTCGACTACACCTCTGATATCGACGCTCTCGTCACCGCCCTTCGTGAGATCATAGACCTCACCGAAACTCAGGCCTCCAGCCAAATTCTCGACAAACTCATCCGCGAACGTGCCGAGAAGGCCCTTGAAGACATTGGTCTCGTTCCGTGAACATCGCTCCGTCGCCACTGGCACCGTTTCCAGCCTCGCCCTTCCTCCCCAACACCAAAATCCAGTACGCATGGGATAGTACAAGCCTCGGCCTGCTCAAAACCTGCCCTCGGCTCTACCAATACACCATCATCGAAGGCTGGTCGCCTCGTAACGAATCCATCCATCTGCGTTTCGGAGGTGAGTACCATGCCGCTCTCCAAGACTACGACATCGCTCGTGCGCAAGGTCTTGCTCACGAGGCTGCGATTCACCATTGCATCCATGCCCTCATGGAACGCACGGCGGATTGGATTGTGGATCCAACTGTTTCAAAGGCAGCACAGTACAAAAATCGTTCTTCTCTGGTTGGGCTTGTGGTGGATTACCTGGACCATTACGGTCCGGATGACCCTGCCGAGACCTATATTTTAGCTGACGGACGGCCGGCCGTCGAGTTGAGTTTCAGGTTTGAGCTCGACTTCGGGCCTGGCCATGGCCAAGATGAAGCTATGTACGAACGCACAGGTATGTCATTCCCACAGCCCTACCTGCTCTGTGGCCATCTCGACCGGGTCGTCAGCTTCAACGACGCCCTCATGGTCCTTGACCGCAAAACCACAACCACCACTCTATCCTCCCACTGGTTCAACCAATGGCAACCCTCGAACCAAATGACTCTCTACACCCTTGCTGGGCGCATCGTCCTTGACGCGCCGATCCGCGGTGTCATCATCGAAGGCGCCCAGATCCTCCTTGACAAACCCTCTCGCTTCGTTCGCGGCTTTACCTACCGTACCCAAGACCAACTCGATGAATGGCTCGGGGACATCAGGGTGCTACTCTCCCAAGCCGAGGGCTACGCCACCTCTGGCCACTGGCCCATGAATGACACTTCCTGTGACAAGTTCGGCGGCTGCCGATTCCGCGAGATCTGCTCTAAATCCCCCGCAGTCCGCGACAAGTTCCTCGCCGCTGACTTCAACCAACTCCCGAGGGCCGATCGATGGAATCCGCTAAAGAGCAGATGAGATTTGTAGTCTACACCGAGATTGAAGATCGGCATGAGACTGGGTTCCTACCCAAAGGCATGAACGAATACTTCTTTTGTCACGGGCATCCTTTCCAGAAGGGTGACAAGGTCAAGATCACAATCCAAAAGGTCCCAGATGTTCACCCAGATAACGATCATCAAGATCAAAGACAGCACTTGGAAGATGACTTTCTTTGACTCCAAAAGCACTATCCATTCCGAAATCATCACCCAACACACAGACATAATGGCGCGCCTCTATCAAGCCCTCGAAGACCTCCACGCCGATCCGGAGAACGCCTATGCCAAAGATTCTTGAAGTTGATATAAAAGGGGATGCGATTTGGGTACGCGTCGAACAGTGGCGTGAGTTCCCATCTCCAGTCACCCTTTGGACGGAGGAAGAAAAGAAAGAATTCCGCGAACGAGTCCTGAGGGATTTCATACGAGATCAGTTGGAGGCGTACCTTGCCAAGTCTTAGCACCCATCCCTCAACCAGTCTTGTCAAACTCCTCCTGTTGGGAGACAGCAAAAGTGGCAAGACCGGCTCACTCGTCAGCCTTGTTTCTGCTGGCTATAATCTTCGTATCCTTGATTTTGATAATCTACTTGATATCCTGCGCTATAATATCCTTGCTCAATGTCCAGAAAAGCTCGGCTCCGTCGAATACCGCTCACTCCGCGATCCAATCACCCCCGGAGCCGTAGGCGCCCGCATCAAAGGCAAACCACAGGCATGGATCAATGCAATCAAGATGCTGGACCGATGGAAATACGACGACATTGATCTGGGGGTGCCTGGAGAATGGGGACCGGACGTGGTACTTGTTGTCGACTCACTTTCGCGGCTGTGCGATGCTGCATATGATTTCCACGAGGCCATTGCCCCTGTTGGTAAATCCGGCGACTACGATGGTCGAGCTGTCTATGGCTCCGCACAGGACGATGTCGAAAAGCTACTTGGAATGCTTACATCGCCCAGCTTCAATACCAATGTAATCGTCATATGCCACGGACTCTACATGGATCGTCCCGACGGCACCTTCATCTTCCCGCAAGGTGTGGGGCAGAAGCTCTCACCCAAGATCCCACAATACTTCCCCAACTACGTCCGTTACATCAATAAATCCGGCAAGCGTACGATCCAGCTGAAAAGCGACGCCTTGATCCACCTTGCCAACGCCCGCCCCAACGAGATGCCGGAATCGCTTCCAATCGAAACCGGCCTCGCGGACTTCTTCCGGGTACTGCGTGATCCGCCCGCGAAGTCGTCACCCTCCAAGATCACGCCATTCAAGGCACATGCATGAACGGACAGCCACATCCATCTCCACCCCAATCGCAAGGCCAAATCCACATCACCGATATCATCAGCCTCTACATCGGCCTTTCCTCCATCCCTCACGACAATCGTACGGAGAACACCGCCCGCATCATCGCCGATCTCGAACGCCCTATCATTGCTTTCGCCCACTCCCTCGGAGGCCTACAGTGACTGCTCCCAATTTCAGCACCCTTCTCGATGATACCGTCGACCACGTTGAGCGCCCGAAGCCCATTCCAGTCGGCACCTATACCTTCGTCGTCGGCCCTTGGTCCACAGGCAAATCGTCGAAGAAAGGTACGCCCTTCGTCGAGTTCTCGATGCGCCCGATTGCCGCTGGTGAGGACGTTGACGAGGAAGCCCTCGCCGAAGCCCTGACCAACGCAGAAGGCGAGCGCAGCGATCTCGGCGGAAAGACTATGAAGATCACCTTCTACATCACTGGGGATGCCGTCTATCGCCTCGATGAGTTCCATGAGCATTGTGGCGAAGACCTTACCACCAGCCTTTCCCGGCGCCAGCACAACGATAACTGCATCAATGCCCAAGTGAATGGCTATGTCAGTCATCGCCAAGCCGACCCCAATGACCCGGACTCGGCGATCTTCACTGAGATCAAGCGCACGCTTCCGGCGGACTAAAACCCAGCTTAGCTCGGCGGGTGGCTAAGACCTAACCAAGCCCGCACACTACCCACCCCTCTTGGGTTGGAACTCAGCTAGACTAGGGAGGGTCGCAAGGCCCTCCCGCTTTTCACGAGGCTCCGCTGATTAAATGACTCTCCTTCCCATCTCCATAGTCGGCGAAGCCTGGGGCGAGAACGAAGCGCGGATCAAGCATCCTCTCGTTGGCCCCAGCGGCGTCCAGCTAATGCGCCTGCTCAGTGAAGCCGGCATCATGCCCCTCACTCCCGGCGACCAAACCTGTATCAGCAAGTTCTACTCCACCACCGATCCTACATGGCTCGCCAAGGTGTGGCGCGCCCACCCCAACATCCACATCACCAACGTATTCAACTTCCGCCCTGCCGGAAACGACATCGCCGAGGTCTGCGGGCCCAAAGCCACCGCCATCGACGGATACCCCCTCCTGGAGAAATCCCGCTATGTCCGCGCTGAATTTGAGCCCGAGCTTGATAGACTCGCATCGGAGCTTATGGCTCATAATCCTAATCTCATACTTTGCCTTGGCAACACTCCTATGTGGGCATTGGGCGGCCGAACAGGGATCAAGAAATGGCGCGGCACTACCTTTCTTAGTTCTCATTGCGTTGCTGATTTTAAATGTCTCTGTACTTACCATCCTGCTGCTGTGCTTCGCGGCTACGAGCTCCGCCCCATAGTTCTCGCCGACCTCCTCAAAGCCCGCCGCGAATCCACCTTCCCCGAACTCCGGAGGCCTCATCGTGAAATCTGGATTGAGCCAAACTTGGCAGACATTACGCGATGGTTTGTCACCCACCTCGACCGAAATCGACCTTTGTCTGTCGACATTGAAACAAGTGGAACAAGGGTTACTTGCATTGGATTTGGGTACGCCGAAGTTGCTATCGTCATTCCCTTCGATGACGAGCGGGCAGCAGATGGAAATTTTTGGCCGACTCCGGCAGACGAGCGAGCTTGCTGGGAAACTTTCATTCCAGTGCTGGCGGACGCTAGTATCCCCAAGCTCTTTCAAAACGGTCTCTACGATATCGCCTTCCTCTGGCGATCCATGCGAGTGAAGGTCTGCGGGGCAGAGCACGACACTATGCTCCTGCACCATGCCCTCCAGCCCGAGATGATCAAAGACCTAGGTTTCCTAGGTTCTGTCTACGCCGATGACATCGCCTGGAAACACGGCGGGGCCGGTCGGCGGAAGAAAACAACCATCAAGAGGGACGCATGAGGTACGATGGTATCCCCATTAAGACAGCAGACGTCATCATCGATCTATTCGAGTCAATGCGGCCACAGCTTGAAGTGGAACATAAAGCTTACCTTAAGCATAGACGCAAGACCCAGGCTCAAATACGGCGTTGGTGGAAGGCTCGGGGCTATTGATGCAGATCATAAAGACTGACGAGATCGACTACGAAAGCCTTTCTGGAGTCGACAAGGATTGGATCTACAATGGCCTCGACGTGTGCATCACGGCAGATGTTCTCGAATCGCTTCTACCGCAGCTTGATCCCACCACTACAGCCACGTATACCTTTTCCAAATCACTTCAAGGTCCAGTCCTCGAAATGCGACTCCGCGGCTGTCTCATCGACACTACCCGCAAAGTCGAGGTTATCGATGAGCTTTTTGAGCAAATTGAAATTTATGAAACCCAGCTTGAAAAGATCGTCCGAGAGGGCCTCGGGTTCAATGGCTTCAACTGGCGAAGCAACGCGGACCTCCGGAAGCTATTCTACGACATTCTTGGAATCTCTCCTATTCGGCGCGGTGGTTCTCCCACCTGCGATCGGGCGGCTCGGGAGAAACTAGAAGTCTACCCAGTCGCCACTGTCCTCATCCGCCTAATCAACACCCTCGCCGAACTTGGAGATAAAATCAGTGTCCTCAGAACAGAGATCGATCCGGATGGAAGAATTAGAACGAGTTATAACATTGCTGGAACAAGCACGGGCAGGTTTAGTTCCAGTCTATCTGAATTTGGAACAGGAGGTAACCTCCAAAATGTGGAAGAATCACTCCGCTCCATATTCATCGCTGACCCGGGCTTTAAGTTTGCTAAGTGTGATGCGAAGTCCGGCGAATCCTTCGTCGTCGGAGCTATCGAGTGGAACCTATTCCACGACCCACGATTCCTCGACGCCTGCGAATCTGGAGACGTGCACACAGCAGTTGCTAAACTTGTGTGGCCAGGACTTGGCTGGACTGGTGATCGAAGACACGATAAAGACCTCGCCGAAACCGACTACTATCGAGGTTACACACACCGTTTTATGTGCAAGAAAATAGGCCACGGATCCAACTATCTAGGCGGTGCGCCTGAGATCGCCAGCCAAACCCGCATCGACCTCGACTTAGTCCAAACCTTCCAAACCCAATACTTCCGCGCCTTCCCTGCCCACAAACTCTGGCACGCCCACGTCGACACCGAACTCCGCCGCACCGGCATCATCACCAGCCTCATGAACCGCAAACGTCACTTCTTCAAACGCCGCACCGAGACTAAAACCCTCAAGGAAGCCATCGCCTACGACCCCCAATCCAGCCTCGCAGACATCGTCAACCGCGCCCTCCTCAACATCTGGCGTCTTGGTATCGCCACCATCGTTTTCCAAGACCACGACGCTATCACCTTCATGTACCCCGAAGATCGCGAGGATGAAGTCGTGCCAGAGCTCCAGAAGCACCTGATCGTGCCGGTGGAACTCGCTGATGGCCGAGTCCTTCGCATCCCCTACGATTGCGAAACAGGCTGGAACAAGGGTAAGTATGATGCCACGAAAAACCCCGACGGGCTCAAAGGATTTACTGGACACGACGACCGCCGTCGGACCCCGCAAGTTGGACTCTTGGATCGAATCATTCATCGAAGCTACAGAAAACGAACACACACCTAAGATCTATCGCAAATGGGCGGCGATCTCGCTGCTTGCTGCGGCCATGGAGCAGAAGGTTTGGGTGCGGACTTCATCGAATCTATACCCAAACCTCTACATCCTCATTGTTGGTCATCCAGGCGTCGGCAAGACCCGCATCATCCGCGTGGTCCGCAGCCTCGCCACAGACCTTACGGGCTTACATGTCGCACCAATCTCGCTTACATTTGCTGCTCTGGTTGATTGCCTTGACGGGGCTAAGCGCAATTGGATTGTTCCAGGTGCAGCAGAACCATACAGCTTTAATTCCCTTTATATCTGCGCAGGTGAGTTTGGCGCTTTTATGCATAAGTACGACAACGAAATGATTGACGGGCTGGCAGCGTTCTATGATCCAGACCCGTACCAACAGGTTCGGCGGACCATGGAGCATAAGCCTGTTATTGAATCCCCACAGATCAATATGCTTGCCGGGGTGACGCCGCAGAACCTACTTCATTTCATGCCAGAGCGGGCTTGGGGCCAAGGATTCACCTCGCGTGTGATCATGGTGTTCTCGGACGAGCGGATCAT